CGCAAGTAAAAACAATCATAGCGATTAGGTTTCTGATTGGTATTGTTATACCTGTATTCTCATTTAGCTCCATTACCATTTCACCTTATCTGCCCAGTAAGCCGCAGACATCTTTCCTTTTGCAATGTTTTTAGCGTGTCTAGCTTTAAAGCTGGCACGTTTTGCTTTCATACGGGCAGACTCTCCGGCTTTTGGTTTACCTGCCGTACTCGCTCCTTGTTCTCCAAAGCGTATAGTCTTCGTCTGATCCCCTACCTTAGCTACAACCACATGTGATTTAGTCTTGTGGCTTGGGGTCTTCTTAGGCTTATTATATCCTGAGACTCCTGCGTTTTTTAACTTAGAATCTTTTTCTTTAGCTGTGCTCATGCTTTACGCTCCTGTGTGCTCATGCTTTAATGTCTTTAAAGGCTTCCAACTCTTCTATTTTTATAAGCCATGACGTTGGTATAGCTATGTGAGCACTGCCTTCCGACACACTCCCGTCCTCTTCAACTATCCTAGACCTCATAACAATTACTTTTTTATCGTCTTTAAATATAAGCCAACCTACTTCTTGACAGGTGGCTGGTTCATGCGCTATAATATCTTCTAGGCTTTCCCAAGTTCCTACCCCTTCCTGTGCGTCCTTCCAAGTTAAACGCACCATTGGTATATTATCTATATCCATACTCCCCCTATGCGTTAAAGCTCTTCGTTGAAATTTGTGTTAGTCATTATGATTACAGTCTTAACCCAATCTAAAGTACCGATAGCCTCAGTGGGGGTGAGGGCTGCACCATTAAATTTTCTAGTTATGAGTTCCATTATCTCTAAATAAAGAGCGTCCGTTCTACCGTCCTTGAGTTCATAATCTTTATGGCCCGCAATGTTTTTTATTTCATTCACACGTTTCTCCTTTAATGATCCCTATTAACTTTCTTTGTTTTCTCCACTGTTCTCATAGCACCTAAACCTAACATCCCCATAAGTATAGGCATCATTTCAGATGTAGGTATTAGTGGGATACTTATTGCAGACTCAGCCAAAGCCAGTGTAAAATTAGCCACGGGAATGACCAAGAAATTACCCGCCATGCCCAGCACACAGACCCATCCAACAGCCGGTCGCCAACCTGCAACAAATAAATTCTTATGTGCTGCTTCAGTTTTATTAACTTCAAGCTGTCCTTTAGCCAGTTCCTGTGCGTGTTTAGTCGCCATTGTAGCAAGTTCGTGAGCGATAGCATTCCTTTGATCTTTGTCCTCTATAAATTTATCTAGTAATCCTGTAACAGGCCCAATTAGTGTGCTTAAATTAATCATCTTAATAGCACCATAACACGGGAGTAGTTTCCCTAATGTCAACATGTACAAAAGTCTTAGCAACCCCTACACCTGTAAAGCCTAATGCTAACGCCTCCTCCACAATCTTCATGCGCTGTGCGCCTCCAGAGACTTTAATGTCTGCTGCAATCCCTTGTGCATGAGTACCTGCCTTGGCTTTACGCTGCTCAATGCTATGCTTGGAGCTTCGATAGCCTGATGTGATAGTGAATGAAAAGCCACAAGACTCTCTAAGCTTATCTAGTTTGTGTATAAACTCATCACTAATTTTATTCTCACCAGTCTCTTGACAGTCAAACTCTTCTCTGTTAAAATATTTAAAATCACTCATCAGTAACTAAACCTCCTTCAGCGAATTGTGGTAGACCTTTTAATATATCTGCTTTCATCTCAGCGGTAATTTCTAAAACGTTTAAGTCTGTAGTTACACCCCCTACATCAACTGCTTCTAGCTGGGGTTTAACACCATACTTCTTACCGAACTTTTTAAGATAAGAAAGATAAGTTGTGTCGTACTTTTCACCTAGTTTACCACCAGCCTCACCATACCTATCTTGTTGCTGCTTACCTGTAGTAATAGCTACTCGTGCGTTACCCTCTTCAGCAGCTTCTATTAAAGCTTTATTGATTGCCAATTTATGCCAAGTCTTTTTAAACGGTGCTTCAGGTACAGTATCAGTATTTGTGTCGTCATTAAGATACTTTTCATAAGCTCTTGCTGCGTCAGGGTCTGAATCTTTTAATTCTTTTATGAATTCTTTTTCCAGTTCCTGCTGTTTGAAATAAACATCATTAGCTTTTTCAGGATCATCAATGTACTTTGGATTATATTCATTTGTATATGACGCTAGTTCCTGTTCTAAATCGAGATCTTTAATCTTATAGTTTACAAACTTTTCAGCAAACTCATCAGCCCCTTCTTTAGTAAGTCCTAGACTTAGCAGCTCTTCTAGTACTACTCCAGTGTCAGCGGTAAAGTCAACAGCTTCCTCCATCAATTCTTCTATATCGTCAAAGCCTTCAGAAAATTGTTTTGTAAACTTACTATAGAACAAGTCTCTATAACCCTTACCTATTTCATCTATTTCATCTTTAGTATAAGTAACGCCAGTTTTTCCATAACCAAACTTGTTACCTTGTTGATGGTAATCAGATTGTACCTCTTCAATAATTAAAGTAGGCTCATCAAGTTTTTTACCGCCCAGACCATCAGACAAACGTAAGTGAGCTATCGTGCTTTTAAAATCAGGTGCTGATTCAAAGTGCTCAGAATGGTGCTGAACGTCTTTTAGTTTTTCTGTTTTCGGTACTTGGATTAAAACCTCTCGGTAGTTTTGTGGTTCTACCCCAGCCTTCCCCGCTACTGTATACTCTGCATAGTCTGTACTAAAATCAAACGATCCACTAGCAGCGGTTTCCTCCTTAGATAATGACCTGTTGACAAAACTTTTGGCATCTAACTCAAACTTTTCAGCTTCGTCAAAGCTCATTGTTCCTGATATATATTTTTCATAATCAGCAGGACGGCTTTGCTCTAGTTCAGCTACTTGCCAAACATTACCAGTAGTTATTTCATCATAAGCTGTGTCAAAGTCATAAGCGCCATCGTCAGGGTCTACATAATCAGGACTTCCCTTTTTAGTTTCAACACCTACACGACTATTGGCTACAACATCTTGTACCTCTTCCTTTGTCCAGTTATCTTTAACACGTAATGTGTCTTCAACGCCTGTCCATTGTAGTTCATCAGTGGTTACTTTATCGCCTTTCTTTAAATCATTGATGAATGCTTGAGCCGTACCCTTCTTACGCTCTAGCTTTAACCCTGCTTTTTCTAATGCGCTATAAAAACCTTCAGCCATACGAGGAGCTAATATTTTAGCTACGCCTCCAATAGCTGCCTTCTTTCGAGGGGCGGCAAAATCAGACGTAGGGCCTAAGAGTATTTTACTTTCATAAGCATTGAACGGCAATGAAGTTTTACCCAGTAACCTTCGCAGCTTATTATATTTATCGGGTATGGCTTTAGCTGCCCGCTCTTTTATTTTGCTAAAATCATATACGTCATGAGCATATAAGTTACCGTCTTCTTCAATTAACGTGGCACCACCAATAGAGAAAGCTGTTTCCTCTGTAGGTGTAATATCACCCGTCATCATTCGACTCTGTAAATTATCCCGTGTTCTCTGTCCGACTGAAGCTACTTGCGCTCTGACATTAGATTCTTTCAGGTTATAGTCACCATAATCAATGTTCATCCGCCCGTCTTTGCGAGCGTTTATAGCTGCTTGGCGTAGAGTATCAACTACCTGTGGGTTATAATCTTCTTCTGTCTTAACACCTACAAAGGGATTAAAGAAATCAATGAAGTTTTTAGCTACTTGAGTTGAAGCGGCTGCTCTTAGATCAGAGAAAAATCCATTTTCTTTATAGCCATTTTTAACGACGGGAGCTTGTCCACGTTTACGTGTAGCTGCTCTAGTCTGTAAAACCTCTACAGCTTTTTTCTTAGGAAGTTTAATAGCTTGGTTCACAAAGATTTTATTAGCGTTTTCAATACCATTCAAAGCTACTAGGGCTTCTACGGTTGTGTTGTTAGCCTTAGCAATCCTAGTTAAGTTATCACCAGCTTTAACGGTGTAAGCTGCCCCGCCTTTACTATACCCTCTTCGGGCGTAGCTTTCTTCAGGTGTCATATATATAGCTTTCTTACTGCGGATTAACTCGTTTATTTGTTTCTGAGCATCAGCGTAGTTGTCCGCTTTTATTGAAGAACCTAAATTATTATTATGCCTATCCATCTTCCCACCAACTAGGTCAAAAGAAATAAAAGGTAGTTCCCTAGCTTGGATAGCTGTATGAGCTAAACGAGGATTCTTAGATCTACTTGCTATATATCCTAAAGCTAAGTGAGCTGCTGCATCTCCTTGCCCATCTAACGCAGCCTTCTTACCAAAACGAGTACGTTGACTTCTAGCCCATTTAAGATCTTCATCTGAAATACCTACCATTGAGGCTAAACGACTTGGTTCATGCACAGGCTCTTTAACATATTTATTAGTTGAACCCCCTGTGTTAAAAGCAAAACGTTTATCGGTAGCATCAAAGCGTCCAGCAGAAGTAGATTTAAACTGGGTGGGGTCAAACAGGATATAAGAAAATGTTTCACTATATGACTCGCTTTCTAACGCTGGCTCAACAGTGTTCCTATATTTAATTGAATCAAAACCTAAATCTTTAAGCCATCCTTGTAGTTTTTTTGTTAATGATAACTGAAACAGCTCTCCTTCAGCAATTGAAACAGTGTCTAACAAGTTTTCTGAGTAAGCCAAAGGGTCTGCGTTAGGCCCGTCTTCAATAGCTTCTTCCATCAACTTATTAATTGCTTTAGTTTGTTTAGCAGTTAGCTTTTTAGATACTCCAGCCTCAACTGCTTCCATAAATTCTTCAGATGCCGAGGTTAACAAAGTCGAGGCTGACCAGTTACCCATATCCATATCGAACACTAAAGGATTCTTAACGTTAATAAGTCCTTCCATTAAAGTTAATGGTGCTATATTATCAGTTTCACCTTTAATAAAACGCTGTGAGTAGCTATCATCAGCTGTTTCATTTCTAGCTTTCATTTCACGGACAAAGAACTCGTTTAACTCTTCTTCTTTCATTGGTGCCTGTTTGCTCGGTAAAGAAAAGTCATCTACTGCGGCTGCACTATTCAACTCATTAGCTAACATGTACTGAGCCTGTCCTCTACTACCTACGTGAGCACCCATCTCTCTTGGAGAAAAGAAAGCAATTTCAAAGTCTGAATCGGTGTAGCTTGTAATGCCTCTATAGACTGGAGATTTCATTTGCGAGTCAGCTATAAAAGCTTCACGGTTTTTTAACACTTCCTCAGAGGGTAAAACTTCATCAGGCATACTACCGCTTGAGGGATAACTGTCTTCCAACTCCTTCACTAACGATTTATATTTTGGATCATCCATGAGTTTAGATATAGAAGCTTTAACTACTTGCTTTTTACCCGCAGTAGAAATAGCATCATCTACAAATAACTTAGATTCAAAATAAGTTTGAAGCTTGCCTAAGTTAAGACCATCTACTTTAGCTAATGCTTCTGCATCTACATCTATGTGCATGTAAGAGTTATACGCCTTTTTAAGAGGGTACAAGGCTGTGATAATTCCCTGTGCAATCTCACCATCTGGATCAACTTCTTCAGCAAGGCTTTCAAAAAAGTCCATCTCGTCAATAAGTTCGTCACTATACCCAGCAGCTTTTTTATACTTAGTAGTTGACGCAATTGAACTGCCTTCTGAAACTAATAAATCTTTAGCTTCTTTAGGGAGATAAGAATATGATGAGCTTTTCTCACTCATTAAAGTTTTAATTGCTGTGACAACGTAGTTTTCAAGGTCTTCTTGAGCTTCGTCACCATATTGTCCTGCTAAAGCAGCCATATTATCCATCATGTCTGGGTCATAATATTCATCAGCAAGCGTGGCTGTTCTAACACCAGTTAAATTTTCAATTTTTGTAGACGCTGCATTAATGAGTTCAGGCTTTAAAAGTCCTTTAGATACTTCGTCAATTGACTCAGCTACAAAACCGCTTAAAGTTTTAGCTGCCACGCCTCCAATACTAAACCCTAATCTCTCAGTCTTCCCCGGATCGAGTTGATCCATGAAAGCTGATCCAGCTTCAACGTTATAAGGCTGCCCTGTTAATTTGTTAATACGCTCATCAGGTTCTGAAGGAGCGTTAGGTACGTTTACCTCCCCGCCTTTATTAAATAAATCTCTACCTACATTAGGTTTGAACTCAGGTATCAACCCTGTAAGCTCTGCGTCTTTTTCACGCAAAGTCTTACGGTATTTTTTCATAAACTTAGGGCCTAAGATAGTGTTACCTGCGGCCATGAACGGGACTTTTGATCCTGCTGTAGTCCACCAAGCACCTGACCCTACGTTTAAAAGATCGTTAGCTAGGGGGCCAAAAGGTAGAGTAGCATAACCAGATACGTTATTGGTGTACTGTGCTGTTTTTTGAGCACGTTGAAAGCTGTCCAAGAAAAGTCCATTAGCACCTATCCGCTTTAGAGCATTCATGCGAGCTTCAAATGGGGTTACATCTTCCTCACTTTTACCGTGAGATCGTACATAGTTAGCCCACCTTGCAGTCTCCATCATAGTAAGAGCCGCTGCTGTGACCTTAGCCCCGTTCCGTAGTGGGTCTGCCGTTAAACTTTTTGCAGCTCCTTTTAAGACTGTGTTTGTAAACGCAGCAGGATAACCTAAAAGTTGGTAAGCAATACTCCACTGAGGATTTGAATGATATAAAGGTTTTAAACCTGACTGAGCTGTTGGCTGTAAGATAACACTATTAGTATATCGTGCAGCGCCTGCAAGCATCTGATCATAATAAGGGTCATCTATTTTAGCACCACGGTTTAACCACTCTAACCCTTTTTCTACATCAATGTTTAAAGCGTTTAACTCGCCCTGTCGAGCCTTCACACCATTAGTTAAAGCGTTGTCGCCATGCTTAGAGATATACTCTAAATTACTTTTGATCATATTTTTACCACTTGCAAAGGTAGCCGTCTGGACAAACTTCGTCCACTGATCAAGAAGAGTAAATCTAAAAAATTTATTACTAGCATCCTGCATACCTTTTGACGCTAAATCATCACCACGTAAACGAGCAGAGCCTGTAGCTTGTGCTTGCTCCATGCCAATTAAAAACCTTTTCATTTCCATGTAAGCTTCATTAGCAGAAAGACCATGACGAGACATTAAGTCTTTATGTATCCCGTCTCCGTTCTTTTTAAAACCTATTTCAAGCGCTTCACCAAAACCCTTTACAGCATTAACAGGGCCTGCTTTCCCGATGTTAATCATTATTTCTGTGATACTACCTACTGTAGCTAACGGAAGTAAAGCCACTTGAGTTGCTAAAGAGTAACCATCAGCAGCTAACTGCGCTCCATCACCAAAACGATTTAAATTTTCACCTGTACTATAACGGTATAAGTCTACAATTTCTTTACGCTCACCTTTACCTAACACACGTCCAGCTTGTTCCATTTCTTTGACAATGGGATCTAACCAGTTTTTAACAAACTCACCTTCATTGCGTGACAATAAAACTTTTTTCTTAGCGACAGATTTACCAGCTTGGTAATTATATGTGTGGATTACATCGAGGAGGTCTGTGTTTAAAAACTCTGTAAACATGCTATCATTTTCAAATTGAAATTTACGTTTGGCTGAAAAGAAAGAACCTCCCGTACCCGCATCAACTTGATTTACAACATCTAACATGCCTTTAGTAATTTCCCCTGCCTCTACTATATCTTTCGCTTCACCGGAAGCAACTAATTGTTTTTTAAATCCTTCCACATTAGTTTCAATAGCTTTACGGTTCCACATGCGAGGTATATAATTTTCAACTTGTTTGTCAATGATCCTTTCTTTATGCAGTATAGCACCAATATCTTTAAACATAGATTGGATTTCAATAGCGGCTAAGTTAATTTGTTTATCTTTAGAAGGCTTGCCACGAATTGCAAGGTTTAATTGTTCGTTAACGTCGTCAGACAGAGAACCTTTAATCTTGTTTAATGCTAACGGTTCAACAGCTTTCGAGTACCTAGCGTTAAAAAACCCTGAGAATGCTGCACTTACTTCTGCAAAGTCTGCACCTACTCGTGTCTTTTGTTTCCCAACTGCTTGTGTTCCCATCTCATATGTTAAACGTTGCTGTAATGTTTGAGCAGTTTTAGAATACTGTGTATACGGCGTGAGTAGACCAGAACCCTTACCGATAAAACGAGCAGTTAAGCCTGTAGAAAAACGCCATAGTTGATGCGCTACATTGCTTCGTATCTGCTTACCAGTAGCTCCTGAGTTCAACTCTCCTAGTATTAAATCAGTTAGTTCTTCTGTTGTTTTTGATCCACCGCCTAATTGACCACTAAACATTTTAACTTGTGTAGCTACTTCTTCTAGTGTCTCAGGCGGTATAACTGTCTCAGTGTTGCCAAAAAGATCACCTTGAGTTCCTGTAACAGGGTCTTGACTTGTAGGTTTAGGTGTGGTAGTCGGCACTATTTCAGGTGGGTCAAACATATCAAATTGATTATCAATAATTTTTATAATTGCTGGGCCTGCTTCAGGGATTTCTCCGTTCTCAACCGCTTCATTAAAGAACAACTCTCCCTGTTGTGGAGAAGTAGTGCCGTCGTTTTCTAAATCATTTATAATTTTAGTTGTGGCGTGTCTACTTTGTAATTTTTTAATGCCCCACGTAGCATATCCACCAGTGATTGCACCAATAGTAGAAACAGCCGCAGTCCTTCCAAGACTCACGCTCTCCTGTTCATTTAGATCTACAGCTACGTTTTGCTCAGCTAAGTCATGAACACCTGTTAGCGCTCCTACATAAGCAGCAGTACCTTTAGCACTTTCGCCGCCTGTAGCTTTCAAGCTTACTTTTAATGCGTTATGTAAAGCAAGCTTAGCTGCCGTATGTGTTCCTGCAACTGCTGGCGCTGCTGTTCCACCACTAAATATTAAACTAGTAATTGCTGGAAGAGTTTCATAGTTAAAAATTATATCTGAACCTATGTCTTTTGCAAAGTCCCAATACTCACCAGCGCCTGATTTGCTTACATCGTTCCACTGAGTACGTAGATTACTATAAGCTAACTTTACATCATCCGGTGCGTCTTTCATTTTCATAGCTTTATTGACCATGGTAGAAACACGCATCATGTCGTCCCGCATAGCTTCGGCAGGGCCGTTTTTTGCTATAGATGCCGAGTCTAAAAGATTCCCCATGAAGCCTGTGTTTTCAGCCAAGTAGTCAGTAACTTTTTCATAGTTCTTAATTACAGTGGGGTTGTTTTCAAAATCGGTTACAGTTTCTGGGCCTGCTTGTGTTGACGAGGCCGTCCAAAGCTCTTCATTGTCAATGATAGGCGCAGTCGCATCGTAAGTTCCGTTACCAACTGCGTTGCGGCGTTCTATAATTCTTTCATATAATGTTTTTGACATTCATTAAATTCCTATAAAGTTACATTGTTTGAGGTACTAATTATAGCGCTGAAAACCTTTTTTCTTTTTTCCGCTTCTTTTTCTTTTCTTCAATAACCCTAGCTATTTCAGCTCTTTCTGCTGCTTCACGTTGTAGTCTTTGAACATCTGATTCATTGGACGCTGCTTTTGAATTGAAAAATTTAGAGTCTTTAAGTAGCCCATCTAATTTTAACTGTCCAGCATCGCTTATTAAACTTTCGTAGTAGTCTACATTCTGTTCATAAGCACTAAACAACTTAGCCTTTATACTTGGTGGGTACTTAGAAGTTTGTCCTGATTTCTTTTCAATGTCTTCTAACGCAATTATTGCTAAATGTGGATGGAATGCACGTTCACCTACAAGCACTGTGTTTTGTGGGGAGTATGTTGAACCCCAGCCATCGCTCATCATTATGTCTGCGTTTAAAGAGTGCATCTTAGCCGAAAGCTGTGCGGCTTGCGTAGGTTTAACTTGTAAACGTGTCAAAGAGTTTCGAGTTAACATCACTCCACCATAAACATAGTTACCTGTATTTGTTATACGGTCTTTATCTGTACTACTGCCAAGTATACTCTCTGCATATTTAGCTAACTCTTGAATATCTTCTTCAGGCAGTATACTTTGAACTTCTACAGTAAACATTTCAACTTCTTTTGGGTTGTTCGTAAGTAAGTTTCCGATAGCTAAAGACTTACTTATCTCACCCGCTACTGCCTGAGTCCCTGCGGTAATATCTACTCGTGACTGTGTGCCGTCTCCGTAAACAGTATTTCTAATTGAGTGTTCCTCATTTTTACCTGTGCGAATATCAAACACAATCTCTTTAGTAACTTCAGAGCTTACTACTGAAACGTCTAATTTAGAGCCTGCTAAAGCTAATTCTTGAAGTTTTTCTTTAGCGTTCCAAGGTGACAACCCTTCAGCTCGGTAGTGGCCGTAAGCTTTTACTTTAGAAGCGCTATCTAGTATTGCGGTTCCTTGGAAACTACGATCCATTGCATCTTTTTTCTCATCCCTAAACAAGTTTCTAAATCCTTGAAAAAGTCCTTCCCCAATATTCTTAGGCTGAGCTGCTCGTAAAGCATCTGTATAAGCCGAGCTGCCGTTCTTACCAACTCTTTCTAAAAGATTTTGGTCAGCGTCCCTGCTTTCCTCGTAAGATTTTTGTATAACTAAACCAGCTTTTGTAGACTCATTAAAGAGTAACTGCTGTCTCTGCTCTTCGTTATATGAAGTAGGAACAAGTTGATTAAAGTTTGGTAATAGTTCCTTTGAAGCTAAGGAGCGATAATATTCAGTAGCCCCACCTTCATGAGTAGCGGCTTGACTTCGATGATTGAAGCGATCAGAAGCGCCAGCTAAAGCATTTTTAAATTTAATATTATTATCCAGAACTTCTTTCTTCTGCATAAAAGCTTCTGTTTTGCTTTTTAGCATTGTGTTACCTATACCCATAACTAGCTTAGCGGCTAGTAAATGTTTTAAGTCTCGTTTTTCACGGTCACGACGACGACGGTCTAATCTATCTCTCTCTTGGTTATACTGAGCAAATTGATCGTCTTTACGTTGTCGAGTTCCAGCAAGCAAGGAAGCCGCTAGAGGTTGAATATCATATTCGTTAGCCATATCTTATTACCCTTCTACTTGTGGACGAGCCATTAAACTATCTTGTGGGGCCTCTTCAGGCGCTGGTGCCATTTCTTCTTGAGCTGGTGCTTCTACCTCTTGTGGTGTCGAATCTGCCAGTATGCTTTCTTTATCAGGAAGTGCTGCGGACTCTACTTCTTGCATCATAGCTGGGCTAACAATCCCTTGCGGAACTCTACCCGTCTCTGAAGCCTGCATCATTTCTCGAATCTTTTCTTCTTCGTAAGCAACACCTAAGACTTTTTCTTCTTCCCCGTCATCTAAAAGTTCTTGCGCATAAACAACAATAGGAATATCTAAACGTTCAGCCAGTGCGATAATCATGTACGCAGTAGGTTCGATTAACATTAACATCATATCAGGATTCCATAAACCCTTATCAAATCCTTGAGTTAATATTAACTGAACCACCTCCATAACAGGGACTCCATCGGCTAAGCCCCGCATCATGGTGACGTATGTTTGCTCATCTATTAATTTAGTCCAAAGAAACTCAGCAGCTTCGTGAACATCTGCAAACTTTGGAGCCTTTTCAAAAGGTAGGGGACTCTCAGGGTCATTGGTTAAAGACTGTCCTGCTATAGGAGCCTGACCAGATGTTAAAAATTCTGCTGCGTCTTCTCGTATTGCCATTAGTTATTTACCTCTGTTAGTATGATGTAGCGGCTGGGCTGAACTGTGACATTCTATTCCCATACACGTTTGATTGATAAGCGTTATAGCCCCAAGGGTTCGAAGTTTGAGCTTGGTACTGCGACGTGTACTGCGTAGTTATCCCGTCAGAGGCCCCACCTGTGTTTGTTTGGAACTGTAGCATTCCTGCGCTCTGCCCTATACGTGCAGCGTCAAGTGCTCTCTGCTCTTCAATGGCTTGCTGTAGTTGCTCTTCTTCCGTTCCGTATAAATACTCACCAGCTTTTTCTTGAGCCTTACCTTCAATAATGTAATTACCATACATTGCAGGCGCATCTGATGCAGTATCTAAAATTGCATCCTTAGTTTTGATTGCCGTGTCAACTACATAGTCTTTAGATCTTTGAAGTAAACTTGGCTTGTCTTCCTCCGCTGCATCTGCTGCCGCTTTTCTAGACGCTTCATCTCTTACGTCCTGTTGAGCTGGCGTAGGAATGTCTAAATTAATTGCAGTTGCATCGTAAGCAGGAATCTCTAATGTGTCAGCTTCCGGCATAACAGTTTGGATATTATCATAATAAACAGAGTCTGTCAAGTCCACAGTCTCAAGTTCTACGTCGCCTAATTTATTTGCATCTTTAGCCTTGACAGGTGTTTTTGCTTTTGTTACAATATCTTCTGTAGGTACAGCGAATTGATCTTTAATAATAACACTATCTGCCTCCACCCCTGCCTCAGTAAAGGCTTTAGTTAACGCATCATCTGATGTATTATCTTTAAGGTTTTGAAATTTAGAATCTACACCAAAACTTCTTGAGTATGCTGAATCACCTTCTCCAAAGAAAGTATCAGAAGCATCTTTTACATCAAAACCTAATTTCTTAGCTGCTGTCTTTGCAAAGTTTTTAGTTGTATCAATTATAGCTGAAGACACATTCCCAATATAATTACGAGTGTCAGTAGCTACCCTATTAGTAAACTCCAAAAGACTCCCAAGTCCTTGAGCTATTGGGTTGTCCATACCTAAGAGGCCGTTAGTTATATTGGTTAACCCCTGTGATAAGTAGTTGCCAACACCGGGCATTATAAACATTAAACCGATCGTTCCTGCAACGCCTATCTTTTTAGCAAACTTACCTGCTTTTTTTAAAGTTCTTTTTACTTCTTTACCTACTTTCTCGGCAGCATCTCCAAGATAGCCTAAAGGATTTTTAACAAATTGTTGAAACTCTGTTCCGAAGCCCATAATAATTCTCCTAGTTAGTATTGCCGCCGTCTAAAATTCCGGTGACATGATTGATTAAATCTCCAGTAGATGTAGATCCTACATTTCCTGCGGCTGCTTCACTACCAATTGCTAAGCCGTACAGTTGAACTACTCGATTGTTATAATTTTCTTTTGAGTTATGTCTAAAGGTTGCGTCGTCTCGCTGCTGTTGCCACATTTGTGATAGCTCAATAGAACTCATATTATATGCGTTCTGAACGTTCTGTGTGTTAGCTGCGTTAAGAGCTGCCGTGTCTGCGGTATTAGCTGTCCGTCTCCATGCAATATTACTTTGCTCAATAGCCTGAATATTTGCAGCGTTCCACTGATCTCTACTATTTTGAATATTAGCATTAAACTTACCAATATCTGCTTTGACTTGAGCGTCGGCAATCTTAGCGTTTAAATCATTGTTAGATTTAACAGCGGCCATTTTATTTGTTTCGCCTGCATTGAACTGCTTCATTGCATCTGCACTAGCTACGTTAAATTGATCTATCTGTGCGCCTAACTGCTTCATAAACTGCTCAGCTTGGTTTTGGCTAGTAGCATTAAATTGATTAGCTGCGTTCTTTGCCGATTGATCTGACAGTAATCGCTGCTGATCTTGTTGTGATTTTAAAACAACCACTTGTTGTTTATTGTTTAAATTGTTTACGTCCATAGCTAAGAAGCTTTGTGCGTTTGTGATTGCAAGTTTAGTCCGTTGATCTACATTTGCAATATCCATTGAAGCCATAGCTGTAGCATTTTGAAGTATAGCTGTATTTGCAGCATCAAAGTCTTTAGCTGTCATGGTCTGCATGAACTTACTATTTGCTAACTCAACCTGTTGTTCAGCATTAAACTTACTCATATCTACATTAGCTACCATAGTAGCATTAGTAATAGCTCTTTGTTGATCAGCATTAAGCTGCGCTACACCCATAGACGAAGCAATATCCGCAGACTTTAATCTAGTGTTTAGATCTTTCTGCATGTTAGCTAGTTCAGTTTGTTGCGCTGCATTTAAGTTATCTGAGGCTGCGTCATTACGAGCTTGTAAGTTTGCTAGTTTCATCTGCTGCTCATTAGACATATTAGCTATGTCCATTGATTGTTTTAACTCAGCATTCTTACTTAAAAACTCTGCCGCTACTTGGTACTCAGCTAGTTTTTCTTGGTTGACCGCAGACATATTATCTTTATCGGTCTGTGCTTGGATTTCTAAGTTAGCTAATTCCATCTGTTGTTCGTTGCTTAAATTCAACGAGCGCATCTGTTGTTCATTCTGAGCGTTTAATTCCGCAGAACGTTGGCGATTTTCTAAGTTCGAAAGTCGCATCTGTTGAGCTTGGTTAGCTGTTGTAATGTTAGCTTCTTGATTAAACTTACTCTGCAACACTTTCATGTCGTTAGCCATCTGAGCTGTCTGAGACGCTGCTGTCTGACGGTTCTGAACATTTTGTAAACGACGCTGCATGTCTAATTGAGCTGTGGTTACATTAGCTTGCTGTTGGTTATCTAAGTTTTGTGCTGCTCTATCTTGAAGGGCTTTAGCGTTGTCTTGAGCAATCGGCATAGCACTTTGAATGATAGCATTGAATAAAGAATCTCGACCTACCGTAGAAGCGTCAAGACCTCGTGCGGCCATCATTGCATTTACTTTATCTACAGCGGGTCTTGCCCACACAGGAGTCTTACCTTCTTCCATCGACCCTAAAAGGTTTTCAATCTGCGAAGACATTAAAGCTTCTGTAGGTAACGCCGCAATAGCTGCCACTACTTCTACAGGTGCCTCATCTAGCTGCGCTTGTACACTTGCAGGATCTTCTACAAGCGATGCCGCAATAGCAGGTGGGATGTCACCCACTTCTGCGAGCATTTCAACGGCGGCTCCTGTGGCTGCTGAGCCTGTTACCGCTCGTCTTTGAGAAGCTTCGTAGCCGATAGTATTAATAATTTCAGCCGCTTCACCTTCAGCGTAAGTATCATCGGTGATTGCATCTCGTTGCTTAGCCTCTGCGTCAGGAGTTGCAGCTACCTCGACTTTGGCACCTGTGACTTTATCTACATAAGATTCAGTGCTTATAGCGTACTCATTTACACCAGCCATAGCTCCTGCTTCAGCTGTTGCGTCTCTATCGGAAACCGTAGCTAGGGAGCCTTCAGACAGTGTACCTGCGTCTGCTTTTGCAACAGCTGCGTCGCTTACCGTACCTTGTGCTGCGGTAACGTCAGTGGGTGTGCCAGCTGCTACGGCTGTAACTGTCTTAGGAATTAGCGTACCAGCGTCTTTAGCAGTTCCAGAAACTCCACCAGTAACAGCGGCTGGCGTGGTAACTGGGCCTACACCGGCTGTTGTTACATTAGCAAGGTCTTTTAAAGTTTGAGTGCTGTCTGTAGAAGTGTTAAGCCCTTCTTGATCGACATCTACTTTTGTAATTCCTGCCTGTGCGTCAGGGATAAGTGTAGGTTGAGGGTTTCCAGTATTAGTTGTTCCATCACCGTTACCCGTTCCATCACCATTGCCCGTCCCATCACCGTTAGTTGAGCCGTCACCCGATGTATCCCCACCAAGGCCGTCACCGTAATCAATAAAGCTCATGTCGTTTTCTCCGTTATTATCTGATTCATCATCATCATTAGTATCATCATCGTTATTGTTATTGCCCATTTCGTTTCCGGGATTATTTGTATCTGCTGGATTACCACCACCAGTAGAAATTTCTTCGTCCGTAGCTCCGTCGCCAGCAGGGTTTTCATTAAAGATTATTTCTGTGCCGCCTTTTGAAGTGTCATTTAGATACGCTTCTTCTAGATTTGTATTCGCCCACTCCCAAGTGTCGTTCAATAAGAGTTTTGTTTCATCCCAAGAAGAACCTAATGCACTTTGTAGTATATCAGTTTTAGCTGCAAGTTCCCCTAAGAAACTCCCAGCTTTAAAATTCTGTATACCCTTTTCCCCTGAAACATTATCCCAAACAGCATCAACAGTATCACCAACTATATTTTCAATTATAGTTCCAAAACGTGAATCCCTTATATTGGCAGGTATCCCATCGAGCAGTGGTGAAAGGATGTATGCGTTTATATAAGCTCTAGTATGGTCTTCAATAGGGCCGGTAATAGGATCTAAAGCGGAACCTATAATTTCATACATAGCCCCTGTTGGATCTAATAGGGTGTTGAAGAAATCGGTAGTTAAGTTTTCACCAACCTGTGCGCCTACAGCTTTTAAATAATTAGCAATTTTACTGTCGCCAATTTTAGTTCCAAGCTGTGAAGTCTCTAAAGTCCAATCTAGTCCATCAGCTAATTTTTCACCTACAAAGCCTGTTACGGGGCCAAACACAGCGTCTAAAATATCGGCCACTGCTCCGGCAGGGTGTAATACAGTCTCTTCTAAATCTGTTGTGAACTCTTGAATTACAGCTTTTAAAACGTCGCCCGTGTAACCTGCAACAGCTTTAGCTCCGTCGATGAGTAAATTAGGGGCGGCCTCAGCAGTGGTGCCATCGCTCTCCCCTGTACTATCGGTTATCACATCGTCGATAGTTTCTTCAAACCCGTTAGCAGGTTGTTCGTTATCAGTCTCATAGTTTTCGTCAGTGACTTCATCGTCTTCTAAGTCGTCAAAACTTAGAATATTTTCATCAGAAGTTTCATCTTCTTCATCTTCATCATCATTATTTTCTTCTTTTGTTTCGCCGTCAACATTTCCGGGATCGTTAGTAGCTACAGCAATAGCTAAACCTGTATCGGGGTCAATGTTAGGATTAGTTGGTGGGAAGTAAATAGGTGAGTTTGTTTCAGCCCTATCAGGATCAGCCCAAACAGCAGACTCATCATCTACTGTCCATTCAAAAGCTGGAACAATACCACTATCATCAGCTCCAAGAGTTTCAAAGTTACGTATCCCGCCACCTTCTGATACCTCATTAAAACGCATATTGACTGTTGCGCCATTTAATTGTGTTTGAAAGCCGCCTGTGAATAACTCATTTATACGTGGGTCGTCAGCACCAGAAGCTCCTTTAACTGTAAGCTTCCATACTTTACCATTTGCGTCTGTCCAAGTTCTTCCAGTGTCTGTAAAGCCTTCAGGAATAGAGCCGTCAGGGTTTGCTTGGATAACTTCTCCAAGTTTACCTTTACCAATTACATCCCCAGCTTTAGGGTCTGCGTCTCCATTGCCAACAGGTTCTTGTGTGTCTCCCAGAGCAGGCTGATTCTCTGTCTCTGAAGTATCGTCTTTATCTTTGTCTTTATCTTTGTCTTTATCCTTGTCTTTATCTTTGTCTTCACCACCGCCACCGCCACCACCAGAATTTGAAGTGTTGGTCGTACCCGTGGCAGCTCCTACGGGATTAAAGTTTACGCTACCCGGGCCGCTAAATTGACCTGAATTAAAAGCAGAAGCATCTGCTGCTGCCGAAGGGCTATAATTGGTCGTTGTAATAACCTCGTTAATGCCCCCGCTGCCCGAACCTCCAGACGCAGACTGTCCTGAACCCCCAGACGAAGACGAACCTGAAGGGCCTGTATATCCGCTGTTAGAACCATAGCTATAACCCTGCGAATTGCCTCCACCGTAGCCACTCGTATAACCGCCCGTAGTGCTCCCATAGCTATTCCCACCGGGACTAGACCAGTTTCGGCTGACCCCGTAATTTCTATCGTAGTTTCCGCCGCCAGCACCACCTTTATATGTATTAACTTTACCGTTAACACCGACACCCATACCTGAGCCTACACGAGAGTTATTGTAGTTACTACCTCCACTCTGTATTACTCCACCCGATGCTAGATGCAGTAAAGTCGGAGCGTCAACAATTCTCCGATTACGTAGCTTAGTTAAGGATTTTCTTAAATTAGATTTCATGTAAGAAGCCTGTATTCTTGTAGATATTTATTTGGATGGAGTTGATTATTAAGTTCCATAATTTTTAACTTATTTGTATAGGGGTGTACCCAACTAAAATCTGTGCCGTCTTTAGAGACTTCACGTACTGTCCCCCAAGTTCGTTGATCATAAATATACGTAACAGGATGTTCATTTAAAGTATAAAATTTTAAATCGTTTGTGTACGCTTCATGTTTTAATTTTAAAAGTTGAATAGCGTCTTCACCTATTACTAAGTCTTCATCGAATGTAAACTTAGCGGCTTTCTTGCTTAGCCATGTAACCCGTGTAAAAGGCTGCCCTCTCTCTGAATATTTTTTTTGTGTGTCAAATAACGCCATTAAATTATCTGCTGATTCAACAGCTTGTTCGTGAGTATTTTTACCGTTAGCCATGAAACGTTCATATAATTCTGACGCTGACGCTTCATGCCCACTAGCTTTTAATGTAACTTTAACAGTTTTACCGTTTATCGTGTGTAGCGAAATTCCGTTAGTTATACAAAGAGCATCAGGAACAATTTTATTATTCTCTATGCTTTTGTAGTAAGCCACACCGTACTGTGTTAAGAAATCATCTCCGTCTACCATCACGCAGTAATCGTTATCAGAAGCAAGAAATATATCTAATAAAGAGTTTTTTCCTTTTGCAGGGGTTCCATTACTCTCTGTTATGTGATACTCTATACCTTCTCTTTTACAATAAGCTTCTGCTCGTTTAATATACTCTTCATCTAAGCTGTTAATAATGATAACAGTGTCTTCTTTAGGGATGTTACTATACTTGGGACTATTATGTCTCATTAAAGAATGGAAGTGGTCTGATGTTAGAATATAGAATTTTATCATAGCCTCCGATTTTACACTATCTTAAATAAAATAGCAAGTATTCCAGAGACTAATATAGCATTAAATCCATATATTCTTGTTTCTAATTTATTCATCATGTTCCCGCCTCGGTTTAGTTGAGACTCTACATTCTTCCACCTGATAGCGCATTCGGCTTCATGTTTTTCAATACGAGATAACACCTCATGAGTTGACACGTTTTCATTCATAATGTTTAAATCCTTTTAAGTTGTGGGGTAACGGTTAACAAACTCTTCAGCTAAGATTAAGTCGTTATCCATGGCGGCTTTTATTGCGATCCTACCTGCCGTCGCTTGCGGTGAAGGAAGGTAATCAAAACTTTCATTATATACTTCTTCAAGTTCTTGTTGTGTTACAGAACTCGGATCATCTAACCACCTAAGTGTCATTTCAATAGTTGCAATCATTTATATTTCCTCTAGGTAAACTCAACAAACGGATCGTAGACTTGGAAGCCACCTGTGTTTACAGTGGTGCTTTGTTCGTCTAAATACGAAAGGCTTTCTGCAAAGAATAGATTGAGCATCATTTTGCGACCTGTCCCTGTTTGTGGCGTAAACGTATACTCGACTTTTGTAAACTCACTATAGTCGTTTTGATCTAGCATTGCATGTTCAGTTATAGTAGAAGTTTCTGGCGCATAGAATTTATATCTGAGGTTTGCCTGAGAATCTACCCGTGTGTCAGTAGAGAGACCGCTCCAGTTATATTCTCGATTACCACCTGTCGCTGTGCCTGTAGGTAATGTAAAGGTAGCGTCTGTGTGTCGAATTGCAAAATAATTCACATACCTAACATTGACGGTACTTTCTACACGGTCTTCAGTACAGTATATACCTGCAAAATTTAAAGGTCTTAATCTGTCACCTTCAGGAATACGAATCTGAGCACCGAATTTAACTGACGTTGCGCTATCGGGAATATCTATAGCTTGTCCATTCTCTGTAGTTCTAGCCCAAACATCTGTAGAATCTAAGGCTGTTGAGGAAGACACAGTAACAGTAGGTTCTGTGTTGCCAACCATTCTTGTTTGACTGTCAGAAGTAAATATGCCTGTTTGATTACTCCCCCGTATAGGGTTTGCGTTGGTAATGTTTGCAGCGTTAGTTGCTCTATAATCTTGAATACCAAACAATTTAATTATTCTATCGGTATAACCAGAGCGGTAAGGTGCTTGGGTATAAGGAGCAGAAGCTAAAAGCATGTTAAGTCCTACATAGGTTCCGTAAGAGTTATAGATAGCTGAATAATGCCCCCAAGATGGTAAGGGAGTATAATCGCCAGAAGCTCTAAATAAATCAGCTGGCCCGTAACGTCCATTTATATCTGTCCATTCAGGGGAGTTATCCTGCTGAAATCTGGAGTTAACTAAAACATTAGAGGAGCTAGATGGCCGTAGCCCCTGCCCCCTTGCCGCCGCAACTACACTCATACTTCTATTACCCCAGCTCCGTATATAATATAATTAGCAGCAGCCGCAGAGCCACCAGCAGCTTCAGCCGCTACGCAAGCAATCTCTGTAATTGAGCCTTTCTTTAACTCCCAGTCTGCTTCTTTAGCGGTTAAGGTAACACCGTCGAGTATCCAAATGTTCTGAGCTGTGCCACTAGCGTCGTGGTCGATTGTTGCTTTGGTTCCAGAAGCATTTGCAATAATCCAAGTTTTGCCAATGTCGGCTGCTACGGGCTGTGGTAAACTATAAACAGAAGTAGTAGCGCCAGTCTTAACAATACGCTTACCTGCGTGAGCTAAAAACTCACTGGTTGATAAAGATCCAGTCTCAACTACTAAGGCTTTAGAGTGTGCGAATGCGTTAGAAGTTATAGTGCCTTGTACGTCTAAGTTACCTGTTACGTCTATGCCTGTTTTTGTTGCTACAAGTACGTCTACTTGCCCTACGCCAGCATCATGACTCCGAAGAACTATACTGTCGTCTCCATCATCTTTAGATTGAATTATTAATGCTGTTGTCGTACCCGTTAACTCTGTAAATATCTGAGCGTCATCAGTAGCGTCAGTAGTAAATTTAATAGCGTCAGCAGTAACCGTACCTGTTACGTTAATTCCAGTAGATACAGTGTTTAGTTTAGGCGTTGCGTCTGCTCCGTAATACAAAAAGGCGTTACCAGCAGAACCGTTAGTGCCTTGGAATCTTAAATTGCCGTCATCATCTTTTATTTGTATTGCGTGACCTTGTATTGCAAAATCACCAGCACCAACTTGCTTAATAACACCATTACCAGCAGTCGACTCAAAAATCTCTAAGTAATTAGTCCCCGATTCTGCGCCTAAAGTAATTCTCTTGTCATTTGCAAGACTTACACCGTCAGCAGCAACATTACCTGTTACGTCTATGCCGTCCTTAGTAACTTGCAAAGCCTCTACTTTAGCTCCCGCCCCTAACACATCAAAAACTAGCTTGCCTTCTTCAGCTCCATCAGTTACTACAACTTGCTGTGCATACACATCAGCATAGTTTGTAATCTCTGGTGTAGTGGCAAGGTTGTAGCCTCTGAATGAAATCATACCTAGGTTTTGTGCGGCAGCAGCACCTTCTAGGTTTGACATATAAAGGTCTGGCATTGCGTCAACGTTAGAACCAGTGCTTCGTATTTGTAGGCTATTGTTACAGTCGATTATACCTGTTACGTCTATGCCTGTTTCTGTGGTAGCAAACTTTGATGCGTTGTCGTGATAAAGATTTACTGCACCGTTTTCATTAAATGATGCGTAGGTTTCTGATGAGCCAACATTAGTTATATTGACAGCACTAGAGCCTTGAATATAAAGATTTCCAGTACCGTTATCTTGTATAACACTAGCCACACCATTATGGAATATCTTTAAATCTTGAGCTGCACCTAACTGGATTTGTTCGTTGTCACCTAAACTTACACCATCAGCAGTAATCGTACCTGTTACGTCTACGCCTGTTTCTGTGGTAGCTAGTTTTATACCTGCGCCTGTTGCGCCCTGCCAAGAAAGCTCCGGATGGTCTGCATACCAAGATACTAAAGCATTACCCGTATCATTTTTTAGGAAGCCGTTTTGACCTTGAATAAAAAGATCGCCACCTCCAGTTTGTTTAATTAAAGAAAAAGAGCCAGTAGCGCTACCAGAAATCTGTAAGTCGCCACCATCGTGGCTATTAAATGTGGCTATTTCACCAGCCCCAAGAGTCAAGCCATCAGCTGTAACCGTACCTGTTACTTCTATGCCTGTCTTAGAAACTGTTAAAGACTCTGTGCCACCTGCAACAACTCTTACTTTGTCGTTGACATCGTCAGCAGACTGAATAAATAAGCTGGTATTAAGACCATCTACGCTCGCATATATCTTGGCTTCGTCTGAAGTTTCAGCACTGAATCTAATTTGATCAGCACAGATAGCCCCTGTAGTCGTAGTTGACTTACCACCAGTTAGGTCAATGTAGTCAGCAGTTAAACCGTCAGAAGCGGCAACCGTACCTGTTACGTCTATGCCTGTTTCTGTCGTTGCTAGTTTAGTACCTGCTCCAGAAGCACCTTGCCATCTAAGATTTACATTATCAGTATCCCAACTTAATAACTGTTCGTAATTGTCATTACTTAATGAACCATTAAGACCAGAAATCTGTAAGCCGCCAGCGCCTCTCTGCCTGATAATTGCATTTTGGCTACTGTCTTCATAAAGCTCTAGGTTTGTACCTGTTGAGTCACCTACTGTTACAGTAGTAGCTGCAACATCACCTGTTACGTCTAAACCTCCTGACATTAAAAACACATTGGTATCTAATGCTGAAAGCTCTAAAGTTGTGTCATCGGCGCTTGTTAATCTCAGCACACCGCCAGCTTTAGTGTTTGTTGCCGCACCATCAACTCCAGAATATTGAAAGGTTCCCATGCTGAAGCCAACTGCGCCTTGCTGACCAGTCCCGTCATGAGGTAAGAGAACAATTTTACCTACTCCAGTCTCTACGTCTTCTATCTGAGCACGTATTTGACCGTACTTTGAAGCCGCAGTAGTTCCGCCTACACGATTACCCCAAAACTCAATAGAGCCAAGGTTATCAGCATCTGCTGGGGAGGGGCTGTTACGTTTTAAATGTATATCAGGAAAACTCTCAGTACCATCATCTACGTCTGTGATTGTAATGCTATTTTGACACGAGAACCAACCGCCGTTCGATATAGAAGCAGGCGATCTTAACGCTAAACCGCCAGTATTATAAAAAGCCGCTGTGTGATTTACGTAGGTTGTGTCTGTAGCAACAGGGCTTGCATTACCACCATAGATGAAAACGCCTCCATTGTCTCCAGAAGACAAAATCATCCTGTTTAGCTCAGTAGGTGTTGCGTCAACTGCGGAAGTAGTACCATCGCTAGTTCTAAAGATGTATTCGTTTGCGCCTACGAGGAGTTTCCCATCACCAATTTCATTTATGGTTGTGTCTGTACCATCGCTAGACATTGTTAAAGTTGTACCGACAGTTAAGTTAGTGTTTAACGCTACTGTCAAACCTCCGTTAACGTTCACGCCAGTAGAGCTTACAAAATTACGAGCATAAATATTTTTAAATTCTAAACTACTAGAGCCTAAATCAATATCATTAGTAGTTACAGGTACGACCGCACCATCTTGAATCCGTACTTGTTCTACAGCAGCAGCTCCAACTTCTACAAAAAAACCATGACGGTTATTTGTTTCGTCTACTTCAATTTTATTTTTAAAATCAGTATCACCAACTCGATATATGTTAGCTCCTTGTCCCGCCGCACCATCGTGCCTATGTCCAGTTGCTGCGCTGTCTGTTGAAGAGTAACGGAAAGCGTTTAAAAGCTGATTAAATTCACTGTTAAACAACGATGCGTTTATAGTTATACCGTTAGTTAACGAGCTTTGTCGTTCATAATTTGATCCTGCCATTAGTCTTATCTCCTGCCTTCAGGCACGTAATTAATATAGAAACCGTTCACTGCGTATGCAGGAGTCTGGTCATTGCTCGTTATTGTTAAATTCACTACGTCTCCGCTGCCTTGTACAGCTTGGCGTACTGAGGGGTCATCTGTGCCGCCAAACACTCCTGTGCCAAAATCTATACGCCCAAACTTTGTAGGGATAGGTATAGTAGGTAAGACATAATCTGGCGGTTGAGGTAACTCAGGGTCTTCATAATCGAACGCTATTCGTAGCGTAGGGTTTACTGAGCCTTCAGGGGATATAGAAACTTTAACATAATGAAAAGTCTTTTTAGTTCCTAAGTCTCCGCAATCTAAACTGGGTGTTGTATACAGAGCAAATATGTTTTTTGCTACAGTCCCATCAAGAAAAGATAGACCTTGATCATGTTTATAAATATAGCCGTTACGATCTCCGTGATACACTTGTTGAATTCTATTTGTGTCAAAAGAAGAATCTATACCAAAAGCTTGAATACCTACAAGCTCAGACCACTCGTAGCCGTTAGCTGTAAGAGTTCCCATGATCCCTTCGGCATCTTCAGTTCCTGTGCTGTCCGCACTATAAAATAAACGGTACTGAGACTTTTCTCTTAGCACTGTGCTAGATATATTATAAGTATTTATTGATCTTGTTATACGAGAAATCAACTCTTGTATGTTGCGGCTTTCGGTACTTAACTCAACATCGCCAATTCTTTCAGTAGCGGCTAGTGTCCGTATCCCGTCAGGAGCTAAGAAAATTAAATCACCACCCACTTCTTGAATACTATGAGCATGTAAGCACCCTACATTTTTTGTAATAGGTACAACAGCTATCTGAGCAGGGTCTTCAACATTCACTATTTTAGAAATACTGTTTTTACAAAACACAATAACGCTATCACGGAAAGCTTTTAAAGCTACAACAGCGTCGTCTACAGATATAACGTTACTATTACTATGCGTTGTTTCATCGGGGTCGGTTGCACTGAACGTAGAATAAGCTATGGCATTAGGGGCCGCACTCACACCAGAGGCTAGTAAAATTGTTTTATGGTAACAGGCAGTAGTTGGATCATCGGTAGCGTTAGATACTCCCCCAACATGAGACGTAAGCTCAAGCTCTTCTGCAAAAAAAGTTCTGGTGTTCAAAGCACCGGAGCCTGTCATGTAAAAAAGATAAGGTGCGTTAGCGCCGTCACAGATTACAAGCTTACCGTATGTCGTCTTACTTTCAAAGAATGTGAAGTCAGTCTGTTTCTGGTTGGCTCTACTAAGGTTACTTCGGCCAGTAAATGTAGCGTAGTTATCCCCCGCAGTAGCTACTCCAGTTTTATTTATATCTATCCACGTTGTTCCGTCATTTGAAAACTTAATGCCGTCACTACCTGTGACAATAATACCGTCTGCATAAGCTTGGACACCCAAGACTTTTGTGTCGGTTGCTCCGAAGGGGCGTGTGTCACCGTAAGCTGTGAAGCCTTTTATTCTACGGTAGCCGCCATCTGGATCAACTTCAAAGTTTATAAGCTTTGTCGCAAATCCGGGCTGCTTGAGCATTTCAAGTTCTGTGAAGTTAGTATTTAAACCACCCCGACAGTTCACAATAAACGGTTGCGATTGAGCCATTAAACATACCTCACTCGGTCGTCTTTAAAATATGAAGGTGTGGGTTCAATTAGATTAGAGCGCATAGAGTCTAATCCTTTTTTATAGTCGTCTAAAGCGAACGCTGCCGACTGTGGGTTTTCTTTAAACTGCCAGATATAATACCTAGCACGAGCTAAAAGAACAGGCACGTACATGTCAGGAAAAACTACAGCATCGCTGTATTCTACTAATCGTGTAGGCTGCTTCCAAGCTGTGTAATAAACTTTGTAGGTTTTATCGGGGATGGGACTTAATCCGAATTTACGTCCGTCTGGGCTTCTTATAATTCTGAGTGGAGGGCCATACCCTTCTGCCTCTGCATCAGAAGCGTTCTCTGAACTTCGCACATGATCTTTCCAATCTTCTGTGCTAACGTAACGTAAGTTATTACTGGTGTAAGGAGCTGTTTCTCCGTCAACACCTATGGTTGTTATGTAGAATGTATCCCAATCTACAGAACTATATTCAGTTGTGTGGTCTGTGCTGTTAGGGGTGAGGTTATACCAACGTTGACCTGTAGATACTAACGTAGCTGTGTTTCCGTAGAACGGATCGGTAGCGCCTGAATCAGTCACAGTTAAGAAAGGCCATTGAGGTTCTTGAGTACAGATGTCCATGTACGCTCTGTTGACTGAATCTTTAATATGTTGCTGTACGCCAATCGCTTGTGTAAAAGTTGCAGACGTTAAAGAGATTTCGTTTAGCTCCCGCATTAGCTCGTTCGTTATGTCTAGGTACGTTGTAGCCATTATTTAACCTCTTCTGTTTTTTTCTTCCCAAAGATCTTATCGTAGTTTTCGTCGTATTTCTTTTTATTTTGCCCAGCGTATACCGAAGCGTTTAACTTCACTATTTGTTTAAAACGTGCTGGAGTTTTTTCTGTGTTTGCTAATGCCATCTTTTATACCTCATAATAAAAAACAAGAAGGGCTTTTACACCCTTCAAGTTTTATTACTGACTGCTAACTACTTATACGACGTAGAACGCTTTGATCAACGCTTCAGGACGTAAAACGTCAGCACCGTATACATGCAAGCCACGACAGATGTCGCCAAAGCTTGATGGATCACGGATTACTTCAGTGTTCACAATAGTCTGTGCAGTACATACAGACGAGACGTGACCAGCGAGGATAACACCAACAGTAGCACCGGTTGTAGAAGCAGGCATGTTGTTAGACTTATACATTTCAAAGCCTCTCAATTTACCTGTACTTACTAAGCCGTTTCGGATTGAACCTTGACCAGCGTTATAGTCTACTGACAATAACTTAGAGCTAGACTGACTTAACTTCTCATAAAACGCAGGAGCAGCTACTACATAACGACCTTCTTCAGGAACGTTTTGCTCATCAAGCAAGCGAGCCATGCGAGCTAACAAGTCTAATGGGTCAGTTTCAGCAGCACTAAAACCAATATCGACTGGTGTGCCTGCCGTTAAATCAGCGTTATCTACAACAGTAGCATCACCACCTATTAGGTGATCAATGCCAGTAGTTCCGTCTGTAGAAGTCGCAGAAGCGAAATTTGCAAACGCTGAGATTTTACCTAGTACACCAGCATCGAAAGCGTCACGCAATGCGTAAGCTGCTGATGAAGCTGCCATCTCTTTGAAGTTAAGATGAGACATGTTTGATTCAATATCATCTACGATGAATTTGAAAGCATTAGCTGTATCAACTACAAGAGTTGTAGATGTATCAACTAATGGAGTTTGAGCAACAGTGCCGCCACGTTTGTATTCAGACACAGTGATAGTAGGTTCTTTGATGATCTTTACAGTATCGCCAAAAGAACTAATCTCACCTGCGTAGTCAGTGTTAGTGATAGCTTCTGCTACAGAGGCTTTACGGAAAAAGTTAAGAACCTTTTTCGAATAAATCTCTGGTAAGAAATTACCAGTAGTAGCCGCTGCTGTGCTGTCGTTATCGTTAAAGTTGGAACCAGTTTGGATTCCATCGAAGTTTTCGTTTACTTGGTTATAAGCCATGATTAATTACCTGTTTAATAAAAGAATAAAATTAAGAAATTATTCGTCCTTCTGCGTGTGCTAAATCTATAACTTGTTCATATTTGTCATAGTCTTGCATTGAAAGACCTGCAATTTCTTTCCGTGACCAGATCTTTGGCTCTTTGGAATCTATACGAGTTGTTTTCGTAGATACCATATCTGCCGCTGATCCGGTAGATTGTGACTTAGACTTAGAACGTTTTGGAGCTTGAGTGTTTACACCAGCCTCTAATTTATAAAGGTCGATAGCTTTGATTGCAAGATTCACATTGTCTGGGTTATTATAGATCCAAGCTTGAATTGCTTCAGGCTGGGTATCTGCCCATGCGTGAAAGTTGTCATCCTTTTTAATATCTTCAAAGTCGGGGTGCTTATCTCTAAGCGACTCCTCAGCTTCTTTCCTAACAATAGTGGCTTCACGTTTCTGAAGCACCGTTAGTTTCGCTTGGAGTTCTTTAGTTTGTTCCTCACTTTTCAGGTGGGCCACGGTTTCGACTGTTTCAAATAAATCGGGATATTGCGTTTTAAACTTTTCGAGGTCTTCTGCGCTTTTTAACTGGACTTGTGGAATATTAGTTCCTGCCGCAGCTTGCAGTTCTTGCTCTTTCTGTTTAAAGTTCGCAACTTTCTCGTCGTAGTGTTTCTTTAAATCATCATATCGTTTCTTATAATTAGTTCTTGTTTTCTTCGGAGTTTCTACAGGGGCCTCATTTGGGGTAGCCTGCTCTTCTTCAGCGTAGAATAACGTATCAGCGCTACCTTTAGTTGGAGCGTCCGGCGTATGCCACGACTTCTCTTTGTTATAAGGGTTTGCTACTGGTTCTTGTACTTGCTCTACTTGTTCGGTCATTATGTCACTCTCCTTTTGGGGCTTTTTAGTCTTCAAGGTAGCTGTGTTGTTAGCTAAACATCACGGGCTTGAACTTAAAAGGTGGCCTCTAGGTTGATTAGGTGTGAGGGGGCTAAGGAGCTAGGTAGCCCTCACTATTAGTTTCTTCTGTAGTTCCGTCAAAGTCTTGTTCTGCTTCATCCATCATAAGTTGAAGTTGTTCAACACCTATCTGCTCTACAGCCTTTGCGGTGAATACAAACTCACCGTCCGATAACCTAGCGGGTATCGAATCTGATACTCCAGTACCATTGCCTTCAACGGCTCCAGCACCAGAAAATTCTGCGGCTACATCAATTATCTTTTCAAAGATTACAGCCAGTTGCTCGCTCTGCTCTAAAGCGCTCAATAAAAAATCTTGTTCGTCTTCTTCTAATGCTTGATCTAGAACGAAGTCTTGGAAGTCGTCTTCCATTTCACCGTCAGGTAGTTGTGATGCAAGCGCTTCTCCAACTTCATCTTCAGGAATATTATCATAAGTATCTTCAGGCGCTTCTTGCCCTTCCATTTCTTCTAGCTCAGCTTCAATCTCAGGATTGCTTAACATCGAGCCTGCGTTATATTTAACTCTCATTTTATCTTTCATATTAATCTTTCCTGTGTTTAGCTTCAGCTACTTGNTCTTTAAGGGCTTCAATGTTAACCAGAGAATTCACTCTCCCCTGCCTGCGGTACAGCTCCTGTTCCGATGTTGCCGCCACCAGTGCCTGTAGCTCCAAGGTCTTGAGGTTGTTGAGGTGCTCCATTAGGGCCAACCATAGCTCCTTGTTGTTCGTTAGGGGCGACAGCTTGTTCGCCAGTTCCTTGTCCAGCATTCTGTGCTCCTATAATTTGTGCCATAATAGCGGCTTCTTCAGGATCGTTTAAGATCTCATCAGGGTCTAAGTCTAAGCTGTATGCAAGCTCGCTAACGATCTTAGAGATCTTAACGAAAGGTGCAATAGCGGGATTCTGCGCAGTTTGTAAGAACATTGTTAGTCGTTGACTACGTACTTCTTTCTGCATCAAGCTATTTGTTCCCATAGCTTTAACTTCTAAATCACCTTGAATATCTAACTTACCTTCGAAGAACTGCATGTTCCACTGGTAGTAAGCTTCTCCAAGAGGTCGTAGCAAGAAGTCATCTACGTTCTTGACTACGGTTTTAATATTTAACGATGCCGCACCTAAAAGCATAGACATGCCGGATGCAGTACGTGTCATAGACTGTACGCCTGTTTGACCGTGAGAGTAACTAGGAATACCTGTTTGCTCATCTGCTAACTGGCGAAACTTGTCAAACATCATCATGTTTTCTTGTGATGTGTTAGGAAACTTCATGCCGTAGATGCTCTGACCAGCCTGTCCTGCCTGACGGCGGAACACTTTTCCGGGGTAGATCTCCATGTTCTGACCGCCAACAAGAGCTGACTCATCTACGTCAAAGACTAGGGAGCCGCTTAGTGCTAAATTGTCGATAGCCATGCGAGCATGTCCATTCATAATCTGTTGTGAATCATCCATGTTCTCTGCTACACCAATACCAAAGAAGCTGTAGGGATTTTTTTCATATGTGAAAGCATTGTATGGGATACGGTTCGGGGTGAACGGGTTAATTACGGTACGTAAAAGTTTACCGTTACTTACCCAAGCATTAATCTGAACTTCATCTAGGTCATCTACTTCGTCAGATAGTTCCATACCTACTTCACGAGCATACTGTGCGTCCATAACGCCCCAATACTCTAATACTTCAAATTGATCAGAGCCATACTCTTCTGATCTTCTGTCATCTTTAAGCTCGCTTTCGTAATCTTTTTCTTCGTAATTAGGCCCCATCTGTAAGCATTCACGAATAGCGTCTTTATTAAAGTACGGCATCTTTGCTAGGCTTCGAAGCTGTGTGCGGTTATACTTATGTCTATGGACGATATACTCACAATCTTCAATGGTTGTAGCTGCTGGATCAGGGAAGAAATCCCAAATGCTAACAAACTCAATACGTGGCACTCGTACTTGAATAGGTGTATATGTACGTTCACCTGTTTCAGGATCAGTGCTCCAACGCCCAATAGTTTTGTTATAGTTAAATGGGCCTTTAATAATACCAGTCCCAAACAAAGCTGATTCAAATATAGCATTACGTAATTCACTTGACCCGTTCGACTCTTCGATTTGGTCATGAATAAGTTTCTGCATGATACGTGCTGCTTCTTTTGCAGGGGCAACTTCTAAAACTTGCGGATTAGGTGATGCACCTTCAGTAAACTGAATCGTTCCTTTTGTTTCAGCCTTTTTAAGTTCTGCTTCAAACAGCGAGTCGCCCGATGATATGGTTGCTCCAGCTTTTAAAACTTTACCGTCTCCTTTGAAACCCACGTCAAAAGGACTTGTAATTACTTCTTCTTCTTTAGGTTCTTCTTCAGACGCTACAGGTGCCGACATTTCGATGTCTGCTCCGGCTGTCGAAACGTGCTTATAAGTAGGTACACCTTCAGGGATTTTAGTTTCTGTAATACCTATAGGGAACTGACCTGTGCCAAAAACAACGTCTACTAGCTGACCAAAAGCTGCAAGCACTTTAGTCTTAGTGACTTTTACAAAAACTTTAGACTTCTCAGACTCTCGGAACTTGACGTTTTTCGGGTATAAGCCTCTAAAGTTATGGTACGCTTGCATCCATCGACTCTCGTCAGAATCTCTTGCTTGTTCGCATCTGCAAAACGTTCTTGTACTAAGCCCACGAGCTGTGAAATTAAAATTGAATCCTCGTCTTCAGAGAGTTCAAAAGATGTCTCACCCTCGACAGGAGCAAAATATAGCTCTGAAGCGGAGTCAAGTAATGGGTTTTCTGTGTCAGACATATATGTTCCTTTATTTAAGAGCTTTAAAAATGCTCAACGTTCCGCCTCTTTTATTACCACGAGCCGAGATTTCTGTGCCACCTTTTGTCGTATAATTGTAGCTAGCGTTTCCTCTTTTATCTACACCAAACCTACCTATGTTGGTGTCTAGACCTAGAGAGCTATTACTATAATTAACTTTACCTGAGTTATATTTATCTTTAAAACGATCAACGCCTGACATATGTGAAACTGTGAAAGAGCCTTTACTATAAGAAGCCCCCACGTTCTGTGAGCTATAGTTTTGATTGCCCGCAGCGCCTACTGAAAGATCTAAGTCACCGATTGACTTATGAGCTGAGACGCTTCCACCTTTATTGTATTTAATTTTCATCTTTTTATTTTTCATAATTAATATCCAAAAGTGTTGTCTATAGGTGCGTAAGACTGTTCTCGTTTAATATCTCGCATTCTATCGAGCGGGTTAGACATACGAGGTCTTGACATTATTAAGTATCTAAGCGCATCGTATGCGTGATCAGAAGCTTTTGTATCTACGTCTTCTGGGTTGGATTTATCCAGAGGAATACCTTGAAGCTCTCGTATCAGGTTTGGGCATGTATTAAATATTTGTATGCGTGGTCTACCGCTTGGAGTAACCTTCAAGTATTCGTGGACTTGTATTTTCCCTTGAATCCTATTCTTATCAGCTCTTCTAAGTTTGTGTCCTGCACGAACTAGGGTCTCTCCTACTGTCGGGCCTGTTGTGCCTGTTCGTGACCAGCAAGCTGTATCTAACACCCCCTGAACTGAAAAGGGATCTCCGAACTCCATTTGAGTTATTAATTCAGCTAGTTCTGTACCTAATAAATTCTTTTGATATAACTCTCTATATATAACAAGAGTTCCGTCAATTGGATCTACTGCTCCCCAGACACATGCGGACTCTGAGGCGTAACCGTAATCTATTCCTTTCACCCTCTCCCAGTTAAGTGGGATTTCAAAGGGAGTGATAACATGTAAGTGTCTATCAAACTCGGTAAACGCTGCGCCTTCGGCAACATCCCAATTACCTTCTAAGAGTTGTTGACGTTGCGTAGGTGGCAACGCTTTGAGCATCTGTTCGTATCGTCCATCCTTAGCTAAGTAAGGGTTATCCTGCAAACTAGCTGGGATAAACTTCCTTGTGAGACCGTCTTTACCTACAAACGACTCGTGGGGTGGAGCTACGTCTATGTATCTCTTCTTTACCCAATGCGCTCCAGCACCACCGGGGTTAGCTGTGCAACGCATGTAAGGAACTATCTCAGGGTCTGTAGTCCGTAGACGTGACGCTAAGTAGTTCCATGCAAATTCTGTCGGTAGATGTGTAATCTCATCAAAGCCTATCCAGCTATATGCTTGACCCTGATAACGATAAACATCTGCATCTCGTTCCAAGAAG